GGATTTTTTTTTAAATAAATACACAAATATTTTTTTATATAATTATTTATATATATTTTTACAAAAGAAACAAAAAAACATTTTTATCACCACTAAATTTTAACAAATGGAAAAGCAAATTTTTACAGTTATGTATTTTGGCAATGCCAAAAGGTATCAGGATTTATGCGAAGAAGTATCTGCATATTCTAAGCGACACGCAGTTGAAAAGGTTTATTCAAAGATGCTAAACGAAAATTACTTTCCTGAAGAAGATTTTGCATGGGGAGGACTTATTAAGGATTGCGACGGCAATGTTATTGCAGATGCACACGACGAAACTATCGAACACGATGGAGGATATTTTTACGCTGAACCATTAATCGGTTAATCATGAAAGAGCCAATTATTGAGACTTACGTCCCACAAAATAAACGTTTACCTTATCAAATAGCTGGAGCCGTTGGAGTTGCTTTTGTTGTTGGGTTGATTTATTCACCAATGAACACGAATTACAATTACACTTCTTTTATTCCTGTTATTCAGCGTGACACCGTTTACGTTCACAAAATAACCTCACTTACTATTCAAGGTAAAAAGGAAAAAAAAGAAGTTGACGAAAGCGCATACGGATCACGCAGCTACGGCTGGGAGGTTAGAAAGCTATCGGGTGAACAGTTAAGGCAAACATTGGAAGGTAGAGGTTTTAGAAATTTAAAAGGGGTTGATAGGTCTAAACTTCGTCGTATATATTTAGCTTATTGCTACGAAAGTATGTTAATGAACGTACACGTTTTAACTGACTTTCCAGTATCAATGATTTATTCATTTTTTATCATTGAGGCAACTTCGCAAGGCGTTGAAACAGAACTTTGGAGAAAGCACGCAAACGCTGGAGGAGTTAAGGCCATTAAAGGTCATGATTATGTGACATACAGAACAAGGGAAGTTATCAGAGGAAGAAACAAATACATAAGGGCTAAATTTATGAAAGCTGAAAGCACCGAACAAGGGATGGAGTTATGGGCTGGCGTTTTAAATTCTGGAAGGTACGCGGCTTGCAAGAAGGCAAATTACAAGATGAAAGGCATAAAGTTGTATGAATCTATTTGTAAATGCGTGTACAAATCAGGATACCACACCGACACCGATTACAAGTTTAGAGCGTCATTAATGGCTGAATACTGGCAAATCAAAAGGGATAATTTTCCTTTGAAGAAAGATTACAATCAATTTTAAATTTAAAAAACCAACTAAAATGACAGAAAGTCAAGTACAATTTATTATTTCAATTTCTAGAAATATTAAAGAAAAAGAATCAATTATAAAATCTTTAACACAAAGTAATGGAGATCTTGTTGTATTTTCTCCATACTCGGACAATAAAGTAGTAATACATGATATTAATTTTGTAAGACACCTAAAAGAAATTACAATTATTCATTACGAACAACAATTAGCTTATTTAAAAAAACAACTTGAAAACTTATAAACCAATGGAAAAAAACTTTACCAATACGCAATTCAAATGGACATTTGAAAGCATATCGGATAATATCCCTACTATTATGCTGGTAACTATCCTTTTGACGTATGGCATAAATGCCTACCTGACTGCTATATTTTTACCCTTAGATTTTTGGTTAGCTATTATTGCAGCCTCTATTCTTCAATTAGGACGCTTTGCCGTCGTTTTCATGGACTTCTTGAATCCTACTAAAGGTAGAAGTACCTACCCACCTAAAATAGCATTAGGCGCGACTATTGTGGCTTTAATAGAAATATTCTTTGGATTACAAGAACACTACGAAGGTGGTGAATATATAACCATGTTTTTATTTGTTGGAACTATTATAGTTTTTGGCTATCTTTTGGAGATAAATTTCGTAGATAAAGGAGTAGAAGCCTACGGAATTAATGAACCAAAAATTATAAAGAGACGTAGAAAACGTAAAACGATTGTTGCAATAAACAACGAAGAAGTGCCTAAGAATTTTAAAAGAAACATTACTTCATTTCAATTATCAATGTTTTAATTATGGAAAAAGAATTTGTAAGCTATGGAATTGCTTTAAAACTTAAAGAACTTGGATTTGATGAGCCTTGTCTTACATATTATTATGAACTTACTAGTAATATAAGGACAGGATTATCAATTAACATACATAACGCTTGGACATACGCAGGAACTAAAAAATTAGAAACTACTTTAGCACCATTATACCAGCAAGCTTTTAAATGGATTAGAGAAAAACATAATATAGATATTAGTATAAATACTATTTATTCTAAGTATAATGAAAATACAATTAAACAATATAGTGGAGTTATTGATACTAAAACTATGTATACCAATGTCGGTTTTTACGACAACTACGAAGAAGCTCAACTTGCAGGCTTGCAAAAAATGATTGAAATAATTAAAAACAAATGAGAACATACATAGGGGTTGACCCAGCAATAAGATTAAACGGAATGGCAGCCTGTTTTATTAAGCCAAACAAAGAGGTTGAATTTAAAAAATACAAAAGGTTTGTAGATTTTTTGGAAGATTCTTTTTACTGGCATATGGATTATCCAAACGCTGTTGTTTTAGTGGAAGATAGTAGCCTTCAAAATGTAACTTTTAACTCTTCCATTAACCGCGCGATCCTTTCTCGAATGTCCCGAAATGTAGGCATGAACCAAGCTGCTTCGCGAATAGCCTACGAATGGATTAAAGAAAATGGTTGCGAAGCCTACAATATTTCCCCAGAACAAAAGGGGAAAAAATGGGGAAAGGAAATATTTATGAAAGTCTTTCAAAATGAAGGCTACAAATTTGAACCAAATTTTAAAACAGCCAAAATAAGTCAGGACGAAATAGATTGTTTTACTCTTGCTTTAAAGGCTAAAAATTATCAAAAACATGAAAACAAATGGAAATGAACCAGCTTTTTCAAAAGCAGCTTATAATGATCCTTATTTTGGTCTTGATGCATCGAACGAAGGATTAACTAAACGTGAATATTTTGCAGCTATTGCAATGCAAGGAATAATAACTAATAAGGATGGACTTGATATTAAAATTGAATACATTGTTGAAAGTGCGGTTGATGTAGCAGATGCTTTGATTGAAGAACTAAACAAAACAAAGACGAATGAAAAAAAATAATGAAATGATAGATGGCATTAGTGTTGCTACATGGAAAGAAATTGAAAAAATTTCTAAGCAATATCCTAAACCTGTCAGATATGCTGAAGGTACAGTGGCAAAATTAACTATCCTTAAATTTTATCTTGAGCCTTTAATGAAAGATGAACGCGCCCCAATGGATATGATGGAGCCAGGGAGAATGATTACGATAGCCTACAAATTTTACAAAGAGTCAGACGGTGAAAATATTAGAAATTTATCGTTAACTTTATTAAATAGATTTATAAATTAGGTTGATTACGTTTGTTAATTAGTGGTAATAAGAGGAGTGACATTTGCGTCGCTCCTTTCCATTTTATACATTTACACCAATAGATTTAGCATAATCAACAATCGACCTAGCATGAGATAAACCTAACTTATTTTGAAAGTCTGTATCAAACATCAATTTAGCATCGTGATAGTTGGTAAAAAAACCATTTTCAGACAAAACCGCAGGCATATCTGTTTGGGTTAAAACAAAAAATCTATCTTCTTTATCATGATCGCCATCGGTTAAATCAGCCCTAAAAATCCAATTAGGAAAACTTTGTTTTACCTCTTTAAATAAAAGTTCTGCATAAATATCGGATTTGGTTTGTCCTGGGGATGTAAACACCTCCCATCCTCTAGCACTTTTATTTTCTGCTGCGTTTCCGTGAATACTTAAATATAAAGATGCTTCATAATTTTTAGCCGCAAAGTTTGCCTTGTTTACTCTTTTGGTTAGTGATGTGTCTATTATTTCATCGTAAACCTTCATTGTAGTAAAGCCCCAATCGTTTAAATATTGTTCAATATATTGCACAACGGCACGATTAAACACTCCTTCAAAAAACCATCCGTAAGAATGAAACGTGCCATTATTGTGTTGCGCACATTTAGCAGGGTAGGTAGTATATCCATTTGGTAATTTTACCTTAGGATTTATACCTCCATGACCAGCATCGAGAAATATACAAAATTCATTTTTATTCATAATTTACAATTTTAAAGGGAGGCATAACTCAATATACCTCCCTGAAGCCGCATAAGGTAGCGAATCTGTCTGCGCCTATAATTTAAACCCGATCAGTGCAAAAGCCGCACCAACGATTGATAATTTAGGAGGTAATTTTACCTCTATCTCTCTGCCTGCACATTCGCGCGATGTTTCTTTAATCTTATTCCAAATGATTTGAGCCAGTTGGACGTATTCACGCCATGTAAATTTTATTTTGTTGCTTTCAAGATGAACATTGATTTCACTTGCAAGCTCCGCAAAGTTCATAGAATAACAAGCCACGTCACCTAATGGACTTTTAATTGTGTCCGCACTTTTTAAAGCCTCTTTTAAATTTGTTTGTATCATTTTATTTTGTTTTAACGTCTGAAAAATCTAAGGATTGTTGTTGCTAAATTAACGCCCGTAATTGATTTAATGTTTTCGGAGATACTATATAGCTCCGTAAATGCTATCAAAAAGCTAACTGAATAAACTATCTGAGAAGGTAGCGCAAAAGTTATTGTTGCACCGTGAAATATCATGATACCACAAAAATATACAACTACCTTTTGCGATGTGCGATAAAGCCCTTTACTTGTTATAGCTTCGTGTTTTTTCTTTGCTGCGATGATACCCGTAACTGTATCTGCAAAAACTACGAATATTGTAAAAATCAAGAAATGTTTGATGGGCAGAAAAAACGAGAATACAACTCCGCAACAAATCGAATATGCGATGCCGTCGTAGCCGAGTTTTAAAAGGTTGTAGATTATTGATTTCATGTTACAAGTTTAAAACAAAAATTGTAAATTGATTAGATGAAGGATTTAAGGCGAATCCGCTATAATTATTAAATCTTACCCTAACATTACCTGCCGATTGTACCCATGCAGAAAAACTACTATTTGAAAGAGCAGAACCATCTGGAATGCCTAACATAACCGGTTGACCAACCTGCGCCCCTGTGTAAGTTACTGTTATATCACTTGATGATTGTGCGCTTGTATTTGGAAAATCAAGAGTAGCTAAAACAAATCCACCTAAATTTAAAGTACCTCCAGATAAATTTAAACCACTACCTAAAGTTATTTCGCCAACAGTATTACTTGAATTTACACCAATTAGATGAGTTAATGATGAAGTTGTAGCCATTGTTCCCACACTTACTCCCCCTGTCAAGGTGCTAAATCCAGTTGCGCTAAAAGCTCCACTTGTTGCCAAATCTCCAGTAAATGTTTTATTTCCGGCCATGCTTTGAGTTGATGTAGTAACTACACCAGATGCAGTAGTTGAAGCATTGGCGATGGTTATATTTGGTGTAGTACCTCCACTTGATGAAATAGGTAAAGTTCCTGTAACACCTGTAACCGTTCCATTACCATTACCAGTTCCTGCACCAATAGCCGTTCTAAAATCTGCGGCATTTAACGCAGTCACAGTATTATCAGCGTTAAATCTTGGAAATGTAATTGCTGAAGGATTGGTTAATGTAAACATTGATTGCCCTATTGTTGTACCTCCTAAATCAGAACGCATTCCATCGGCTGCCCTTTGGCTTACTGTATTATCTGCGTTGTATCGTAAAAAAGATATAGCGCCTAAATCAGGTAATAAAAATGTATTAGCACCTCGCACCGTTGCGCCTAAATTAGTTCTTGCAGCAGATGCAGATGTTGCACCCGTACCACCATTTAATATAGGTAAAGTGCCTGTAACTTGCGAAGTTAATGAAACATTCGAAAGTGTGCCTCCTAAGGTTAAATTACCACTACTTGTTACAGTGCCTGTTAAGGTTATACCGTTTACTGTACCTGTGCCTCCCACACTTGTAACAGTGCCTGTAGGAATAGTTTGAGTAGAAAGTAAGCCTGTAGAACTTGCCGTAATCATTCGAGTACCGGAGCCTGCAAGGTTGGATAATGTGGTTGCACCTGTTACGCCAAGTGTACCGTTTACATCAAGTTTATAAGCTGGATTTAATTTACTTATACCAACACGCCCTCCATCTTGATTTGCAACAACTGATAAAGTAGTGTCAAGGTATTGACCTAATTGTCCACCGCTTAAATTTCTTGCAGTCATTAAATATATATCAGATGTTCTTACATTATTTTCAAATGTTGAAGTACCTGGTCTATCGGTAAATGTAATTTGCGCCGTTTGATTTGCTTTATTATTATCTCTTTTTGCAAAGTAGTTTAAAATATTGTAATAAAAGGTTGATGATGAACCATCATGACTGCCTTCCTGCCTGTTTATAGTTCCACTTACAGTTCCACCTGATAAAGGCAAATAAGTTGAAGCCGCAACGCCTGTTCTTAAATAATTTGTAAGCATCGAAGCCGTATCGCTTACTAAAAGCGCGGCGGTTGTATCGCGCCATAATTTTTCATTAAGTTTATAATAAAGTGAGGCATTATTTGTAGGCGATATTATACGAGTGTCGTGAAGCTCGTCAAGCTCCTGACCGTTACGAATTTTTACGAACAATTCCCCAGAACCAGCATTACTCTTAACACAAACACCAATATATACCGTGTGTTGTGGTGCTTGTGGCTTTGTTGATGTTAATCCACCAGCCACCGTTGGCGATAAATAAACGGCAGAATCCTCTACTAATGCACTTGTATTTATATTCGTAATTAATCCTTCTGTTATTACGTAACCGCTTTGATTATTCGCTATGCTTTCAGCTACTATTCCAAAAGTATTAGCCGAAAAAGCATCGGTAACACCTAAGGCTTTTGCAACGGTTATCCTGTTACCCTGACTTCCTGATAAATATACCGCCGTGCCTTTTGTCAATGGTGAACCTGTACGATTGTTAACTCTTTGATGTAGTTGCTGACCTATGACATTGGTCACATTGCCACCTTTTAAGCCTTGAATCAAAGAGCCTTGCGTGTCATTATATTCAACTTCACCAACTCCAACCGTGCCATCCTTTGTCGTATTAAAAGTTATAGAATCAAATGGCATAGTAACACCTTGAATTATAACAGTATCGCTATTATTAAATTTCCAGCCTCCTTTAGTCTTTATATAACTAAATAAGACATTGTTAACTGTATCAAATAAATGATAAGCATTATTTATTGTGGAAGGCTTGATGCTTACTGTATCGGTTGCTCTTCCTCTAAAAACCAGCCCATCGCCGGTAGTCTGGTAACCAAGTCGCTGTTTGTTTCCTGTTGATGGGTACTGGGCAAAGGCAAAGGATGAAGCCAAAACAATAATAGCAATAACAAGCCTTTCTCGTTTATTACCTACTTTGTTAATGACCTTTTTCCCGACGTTAAGAAGAAGCTCGCGAAATAATGTTAGGGCTACTTCGCCTACGGCTTTTAAAAACCTTCTCTCTCTTTTTGGTGCTTTGATTTCTTCCATTAGTTTATGTTTATTGCAAATACAATGTAATTACTTCCATCGTAATGACTATTTGAATCAATAGTAATTGTGGATGGTGCAATAATTACATATTGCGATTCTATTAATTTTTGCCCATTTTGGTACACATGAATTGAGGCTGCCAAATTGGTTTTAGGTAAAATGCCTCCGTTTTGTGTCCATGTTAAAATATTGGATGTGGTATTCAAAAATTCTTGATTAAATATTGAAACGGCTGAACCAGTAACTGTAACGTTATTTATAGTTTCGGTCACATTATTATTTACCACGCCACCACTACCTGCATTATTAGCAACTTCTGCAAAATCTCTAGGTTTCGATAAAACGGTTCTTTCTGTATAGTTAGGCATCCAATTCAATTTTAAAATAATCACCCTGCCAAATCTCTGTTTTTAAATCAAATGAACCTCGTTCAAAAACATAGTACCCGGAAGAATATTCAATTACTTTGTGAGGTAAATATGGCTTATCGACTATTAAATTTTGAAATGGCATATCTACCATGCGCAACTTTGGCGTAAGTTGTCCGCGTATAACTTCGTTTACTAATAATTGAGTAACATTATTAAAGCCCGATCCGTTTCCAACATCCCAACTACTACTATTTTGATATGTGCCAGATTCAAGTACTTTTAAGCCTCCGTCGGTTGTTTTACTTGGGCCGTCACCAATGTATGTATCAAGGCTAAAAATTGTAGAAGATTTATCGTCGTTATCCGAGCCATATTCCAAAATATCACTTTGTCCTGTAGTTGCTCCTGAAGGTAAAAATTCAAGATAATTATTGCTTAGTAAATAAGACACTGTAAAGTTTGAAATAATATTTGTACCTGCCTCATTTCTCATTTCTTTTAATCTCATTTCCCAAATGTACTCAGCGGTATCAGGAATATTTAAAGTGTCAAAAGTTATGGTTTTATAAGCAACAAAAGCAGCGTCATTGTTTATCGTTTCTGTATTAAATTCAAATTCAGAAAAGGTACTTTCCCAACTGGCAGGCTCTAATTGGAAATTAAATCCGCTTGTATAATTTACATTTCTTTTTAGATACTTGTTTTCTTGCTTTACCTCTAATGACTTTATTTTGCCCGTAAAACGTGGAGATGAAATACTATCGAATTTTAAAGTATCTGTATTAGTCGCTACTATAACATATTCATAATCGCCACTTTCTGTAATTGTTTTTGTAACTCCTCCTAATCTTAATCTTAACGCTCCAGCATTATCTATATCAACTTTAATTTTAACGTAATACTTTCTACCACTCACTACACTAAATGTAGTGTAAAACGCCTCCGTAGTCACTAAAACACCACTAAGTATTTTATTATCAATTAGCCATCCACTGCCTATTGTCCAGTTAGCACTTTCAAAGCCTTGTAATGGAAAGCTATTTATAATAGATGCAACCTTTACGGCAAATACAAATTGATAAGGCTGAAAATTAACAGGGTTTAAAGCCTGTGCATAAAAGCCTAAAATACCTGTGTAAGACAATCGAGCATCCGCATTAGTTGAATCTAAAGTTGGTGTAATGGTTGTTATTGGTGTGGCGTTGGTTGCATAGTTATATTCTACTCCAGCCAACAAGTTTTGTTTAGCAAAATGATTATATCTTATTACTACGTTTTTTAAAGCAGGATAATATGTCCATTTACCACCGGATAAACGTAATAAATCGCTTGTAGGTAAATTATTTTGAATATTGGATATGGTAAAATCCTCTGTAAATGTACCTACACTTTGCACACCAAAACCACTATATTTAAAATACCTGTGAGCGTCTGGACTTCGTGAATATTCATTAACTTGAATAAACCAATATTGATTACCCGAAAAGATTAATCTTGCGCCAAACGTTTGACATATCTTTTTTAAAACATCGTAGCAACTTTGATAAATGTAGTTAGCTTTTGTGTCTTTGTGGTAAAATGCACGATGCTGAATAACTG